TCCCGGAGACTCTAATCAAGGAGACGAGATGCGACTACATCCCCAGCTGGCGGCGAAGATCCTCGGGCCCTGCCCGAACTGCCTCGACGCCGAGCACCACGAGATGAACCGAGTCGGCGATGGCGGCCACGAGATCCGCTGCAGGCGCTGCGGCTACACCTCGGCCACCTGCGGCGACCCGGCGCTGGCCAGGTTCGACTGGAACGCCCGCTGCAGGCGCTGCGGCGTCAAGGCCCAGATCGACGAGACCACGGTCAGCTGCAAGTTCACGCACGGCCAGGCGACCGGCGACGACCTGCAGCAGGCGGCCCTGATCTTCTCCCGGCGCTGGAGCACCTTCGAGCGGGACCTCTTCGTCCCAGTCGAGGATCCGCTCCTGGTGACCTGGTCATGATCTGCCCGCGCTGCCGAACGCAGCATATCAGGGAATACGCCCACGACGGCGAGCACGTCCTGGACTGCTCCGCCTGCGGGCTCTTCGTGACCGGCCGCTCCCTGGAGCGCGTCTGGGATGTCGCACGGCACAAGCACTGCTGGACCGCCGAGGTCCCCTGCAGCAGCTGCGGAGCCCGCGGCATCGTCTACTCGGGCCGCGAGGACGCGATCATCTGCATCGGATGCAGGGCCGAGCGCCCGGTCATCCCCGAGTGGCGGCGGCAGCGACACCGCGCACCACGGCAGCCGGTCAAGATCTGCCCGGCCTGCTGCCAGCGGATAAAAAACGGCTAATCCGGCCGCTGAAATATCCATTTATACCGGAACCCTCCGAAAGGGTTTCGGTATAAGCCCATGCCCGCCACTACCCCGGCCAGACGCCGGAGGGCGCTTGATGAGCGACAACCTCCCAACTAAATTTGACGCCGAGCTGCGCCATCGGTTTCTGCAGGTCTACGCCCTGACCGGCCAGATCCAGAAGTCCGCGCAGACGGTCGGCATCTCCCCGACCACGGTCCGCAACCTGGCGAAGAAGGATACCGAGTTCGCCGACGCGCTGGCCGAGGCGAAGGCCGACTTCGCCGAAGCGGTCGAGCGGGAGGTCGTGCGGCGCGCCGTCATGGGCTGGGACGAGCCGGTCTACCAGAAGGGCGAGCTAGTCGGCGAGGTCCGCAAGCACTCCGACCAGCTGCTGATGATGCTGATGAAAAAACTCGACCCGAGCTACAAGGAAGGCTTCCAGGTCGACGTGAACATCGGCGGCGGTCTTCTGGCGGCCCCGGCGAAGGAGACGGCCGAGGAGTGGGAGAAGCGGAACTCCCTGGACGCCGATTTCGACGAGATCGAGACGACCCCATCCGAGGAGCAAGAATGAGAACCGAAAAGCAACGCCCCGAGGTCGAGCTGAACTACATGAAGCGAGTCGGCACGAACGACCACTACTTCGAGGTCTGGGTCCGCAGCGCTGCGCGGCCCGACGTGAAGAACGGGACCATCGTCGACCGCGGGATCCGCGAGCGGCGCGACATCATGATCGCAGCCGGAGCGCTGACCGAGCAGCTGATGGAGAACTACGGCGACGGCGGCCAGGATCCGGACCGCTGCGCCGAGACCGCGGGCAGGGCCTACGACCAGATGCTGATGACGAACCCTATCCCGAGAGCAGGCGATGAGAGGCCTATCTAACATCGAGTGGAAGGAGACGCCCGACGGGCTGATCCCCTACGACATCCCCTCCGGGAAAGAGGTCGCCTGGGCCCCTCAAGCTGGGAGCCAGGTCGAGTTCCTGGTATGCCCGATTTTCGAGTGCCTCTACGAGGGAACCCGCGGGCCTGGGAAGACCGACGCGCTGCTGATGGACTTCTACCAGGAAGTCGGCGTCGGCTGGGGCGGCGAGTGGCGAGGGATCATTTTCCGGCGCACCTACCCCGAGCTGCAGGATCTGATCGAGAAGAGCCAAAAATGGTTCAAGCGGATGTGCCCCGGCGCAAAGTACAACGCCAGCGAGCACGTCTGGACCTTCCCGGAAGGCGAGAAGCTCTACCTGCGGCACTTCCTGAAGGAAGAGGACTACTGGAAATACCACGGCCACGCCTACCCCTTCATCGCCTGGGAGGAACTCTGCACCTGGGCCAGCGACGCGGGCTACAAGATGATGATGTCCTGCTGCAGGTCGTCGAAGCCTGGGATCCCGATGAAGTACCGAGCCACGGCGAACCCCTACGGGCCCGGCCATAACTGGGTCAAGGCACGCTTCAACCTGCCGATCCAGAACCCGCGGAACGGCCACATGATCAGCAAGGTCATCCGCGACGAAGAGGGCGAGCGCGTCGCCATCCACGGCGAGCTACGGGAGAACAAGGTCCTGCTGTTCGCGCAGCCGGACTACCCGCAGCGGCTGCGAGCTGCAGCGCGGAACGAGGCCGAGCTGAAGGCCTGGCTCTACGGCGACTGGAACATAGTCGCGGGCGGGATGTTCGATGATGTCTGGAGCAGGGACCACAACCTGCTGCCGAGTTTCCCGATGGAGCTGACGCCCAGGAGCTGGCGGATCAGCAGGTCCCTTGACTGGGGCCAGTCGAAGCCCTTCTCCGTCGGCTGGTGGGCCGAGAGCAGCGGCGAGCGCTTCGAGTATAACGGCCTGATCTACGGGCCAGTCCGCGGCGACCTGATCCGGCTCGGCGAGTGGTACGGCTCGACGGGCAAGCCGAACGAAGGGCTCCGGATGACCGGCTGGGACTGCGGCCGCGGGATCCTGGAGCACGAGATCGACTGGTGCATTAACGGCCGCGTCTTCCGAGGCCCGGCTGACGACTCGATCTTCGACCCCTACGACGGGACGAAGAGCATCGCCGGGGACATGGCCGCGGCGACGAACAACCTGGTCCAGTGGAACAAGGCCTTCAAGACACCAGGCAGCAGGAAGCGCGGCTGGGACCGGATGCGGAAGATGATGAAGCACGCGCACCCGAACCAGGAAGGGCCGCGGGAGCACCCCGGCTTCTTCGTGCTCGACAGGAACGACAATTTCACGAGGACCGTCCCCGTCCTCTCGCGCTCGAACAAGGACCTCGACGACATCGACACCGAGACCGAAGATCACATCGCTGACGAGGCCCGCTACAAGGTAATGGAACGCAAGGTTCAAATCATGACAGGGAGTTTCAAATGAGCAAGGATCCGAAGAGCCCGGCGACAACGTGCGACGAGTACGACGCCATGCTTCCCGCCTGGGAGAAAATTCAGACGGTCCTCGACGGGACCGCGGCTCTGCGTGAGGCTGGCCAGATGTACCTCCCCCAGCACGACAAGGAAAGCGACAACGCCTACCAGGAGCGCCTGCATCGCTGCACGCTTTTCAATATGACGAAGATGACCCTCGACGCCTGGGTCGGCCGCCCCTTCAGCGAGCCGATCGAGTTCAAGGACGACGTCCCGGCGGAGATCGCCGACCTGTCCGAGAACATCGACACGCTGGGCTCGAACCTGCAGGTCTTCGCGAGGAACTGGTTCCGCGAGGGCATGGCGAAGGCCTACTCGCACGTCCTGGTCGATATGCCTCGACTGGCTGAACGTGAAGACGGCCGCCCCCGCTCGCTCGAAGACGATCGCGTCGATGGCGTCCGCCCCTACTGGGTCCACATCAAACCCGAGCAGCTCTTCTTCGCCGAGTCGAAGGTCGTCGCCGGAGAGGAACTCCTGCAGGAGATCCGCTACGTCGAATACACGACCCAGCGCGACGGCTTCGCTCTCGTGAGCGCTCCCCAGATCAAGCGCCTTTATGTCGAATCTGACATAGTCCAGGTCGAGGTCTGGCAGGAAGTGAAGAGCAAGTCGAAGAAGAAGGCCTGGCAGATCGTCGAGTCCTGGCCGATGGAGATCGACCGGATCCCGCTGGTCACCTTCTACTCGGACCGCGACTGTTTCATGCTCGGGAAAAGCCCGCTCGAAGATCTGGCCGACCTGAACATCGCCCACTGGCAGAGCACCTCGGACCAGCGCGCCATCCTGACCGTCGCACGCTTTCCGATCCTGGCCTGCAGCGGCGGCACCGACGAGACGAACAAGCTGGTCGTCGGCCCGAACAAGTGGCTCTACACGCCCGACGCCGCGGGCCGCTTCTACTACGTCGAGCACTCCGGGAAGGCGATCTCCGCGGGCGACGCTGACCTGGCGGAGCTGGCGCGACAGATGGGCGAGTACGGCTCCGAGTGGCTGAAGAAGCGCCCGAACCGGGAGACCGCGACGGCGCGGACCCTGGACAGCGCGGAAGCAACCTCCGCCCTGCAGGACGCGACGCTGCGCTTCCAGGACGCCCTGGAGACGCTGATGCAACTGACCGCCTACTGGCTGAACCTGGCCGACGGCGGCTCGATCGAGGTCCACAACTCCTTCAGCGATGCACCGGCCAGCGACGCCGGTCTGCGGCTGCTGACCGAGGCGCGGAAGAACAAGGACATCTCGCGGGAGGCCTTCATCGAAGAGCTGAAGCGCGCCGGGATCCTCGACGCTGACTTCGACGCTGAAGAGGACGGCGGCAAGCTGGAGTCCGAGCTGATGGACTTCTTCCCCGCACCTATTCCGGATGGAGAACCTGATGCAGAAGACGACACGGAAGAAGGGGACGAGAACGAGGAAGCCTGAATGGTGGCAGCATCTGCGCCCCTACAATAAACGACGATTCTGGAAGGCGGAACGAAAAGCATGGCGACAGCGAACCAGCAACTCTTCGACGCGATGATCCGCAGGCAGATCAACCTGCAGCGGATGTCGAAGACTGAAGGCGAGGCACTGATCCGACTGCTGCACGAGAGCGAGGTCGCGATCGACGGCTTCCTT